TTAACGAAGATCATCAGCAACAGCAAGTACTGCTGCTAGTGTGTCGTGACCAAAGCCAATACTACGCTCTGGAGACCAGCCGTATAGGCTATCTGGCTGATTGTTATGATCTTTAAATGGCATTTCAACAGTGTAAGATAAGCAATTGAATTGCTCTCCAACCCAGTTTGAAGCTACTGTTAGATTCGCTTCGCCTGGTTTATCTTTGCCGTAGCCGTGTTCGTCTTGGAATTCTGGCGTTACGGTTAATAGCGCTTTTTTGAATTTATTTTCAAGATTTTCAAGGCGTGCATCGTATGATGGAATGCCTTCAGAACCAGCAACGAAGTTAAATGGAAGAAGTTAGCGATTAAAAATAAAAGTTATTATAAACAACTAGTTAGATTTTCAATCAATGGCTTGTATTGTTTGAAAATACGACTTTTTGCGATAATAGGCGACGTTTAATGATGTTCGTCGCCATTCTGTCGCCATTTTTTATAGGCTAAATAGGGGGTTTTTGGTGAGTGCTTCTGATAGGTGATCTGGTGAGAAGTGAGCATAACGCATGGTCATTGTAATATCAGAATGACCTAATATTTCCTTCAACACCAATATATTGCCGCCGTTCATCATGAAGTGGCTTGCGAACGAATGGCGTAATACATGTGATGCTTGTCCTGATGGTAAATCAAAGTCCATTGTTTTAAGTAGGTTCCAAAATGAATTATAACATGGCGAAAATAAAGCCCCTGAAGTCGGTTGATATATTTCGTCATAGAGTTCTTTACTGATAGGTACCGATCTATTCTTACCACTTTTTGTTTTGGTAAAGGTCACTTTGTATTTGCTTAGCTGACTACCTTTAAGCTGAGCCGCTTCATTCCAACGAGCTCCAGTAGATAGGCATAGCTTAACGACTTTAATTATGTCGGGGTTTTGGCGAGTAGCTAGGTTGTCTAATAGGATAGTAATTTGTTCTTTAGTAAGAAAAGCCATTACATTATCTTTTTTACGGAAAGGCTTTATATCTTTAAGCGGGTTAGGGGAGTGCCATTCACCAAGCTCTATAAGTTTATTAAAGACTGAGCGAAGATAGGCTAAATCTAGATTACACGTTGCAATGCTTGCCGTTCCTCTATTCCATTTATCTTCAATAAATGAAATCTCACCCGATAAGCGTTTTTTTCTAAAATCTGAAAAGTGTTTACTTGTTAAGCGAGAGGCTATTGGGTCATTCATTGCCTCAGCAATAAGCATTAATAAACTAAAGATTTTGTCACCATTAGAAAGCGTCATGCCATGAGCAAGTTTCCAATATTTAATAAGATCGGTTAAGCGTCGATTATCTTCTTTTTGACCAAGCCAAGGCTTATCGTCAATTTCCCGCATAGTGAAACGTTCAAAAGCGATAGCTTCACCTTTGGTCGAAAAGCGTTTTCGAATGCGTTTACCTTCTCGCCCTTGCGGATAGCACTCACAAAGCCATGGGTTCTTGCTGCTGTCTTTTAGATTTCTGATTGCCATAACAAAACCAATAATACTGTTTTTATATACAGTATTATTTTTGAGGAAAAAAGCAATGTTTGTTTATGAAGAATAAAACAGAGATGAGCATAAGTCGTTATTTTTATAACCAGAAATGGCACTATAAGTAGCTGTTACAGGAGATAATTGTATTGTAAATATGAATAGCGGTTTGATAGTACTACATACAGATATGAAGAAAGCTACCAATAGGTAGCTTTTGGAGAAGCTCGTTTAATGAAAGTTAAGTAGAATCAGTTTAAAGTACTCATTAGGCATTTTTTTTAAGCACTTCATCAAGATATTTAATGAACTCTACTGTTTCATTTGCGTAGTTTTTAATTAACTCTTCCTTACAGTTATTCATATTAAGTGTAAAAGGAGCTAAATTTTTCATTGCTTCATATTGTACTGTAATTCTTTTTTTACATATCCAATCAGGGAAAAGATAATAGTTTGGTAACGCTAGCTTATAGAATACTGTATTTGAATTCTTTTTATACCTTTCATATTGTTCATACTCGTCTGGCAAATGAGTTTTCATATCATTAAACTTACATTCTATAGCATCTAATTTACCTTGAAGCTGAGATACATAGTACAAATCAAACCAAATTTCTTGGAGAGTCATCCTTATTTTTCCGAGCTCTTCGAATTGTGCTTTCGACAATTCCGTTTTAAATACATCACGCCTTTTAGTGAAAAAAGTAGCTGCTGTAATAAATAAAGCAATTAACCCCAACACCAACTGTCCAAATCCTCCCACAATAGAAGCTAAATCTTTCCAATATTCCACGTAATACTCTCAAAATATTTAATATTTGAATTAGTCCATTACCGATCATGAACTCGCAATAAAATTTAAAATAAGGTCGTCAGTCTTGTTCAAATTAGTTATTACATTGATATTAACAATAAGTTGGTGTTAATGGTTTGTTTAGTATGTTAGTAAATATTTCTAAAATAATTACAGTTAATAATCGTGTCGAAAGATTTAAAATGGTGCGTCGCGAGTAAAGGGGAGTCGTAGATGGTTTATTTAGTATAGATAAATGATTATGTCGTTTAAGTCTCTGTTTTTTATTGTAAATATTGGTATTGTCTGATTTTGTGTTATTAATTGTAGAGAAAACAATGCATATATCTAAACTTTCGTTGGTTAACTATCGTAACTTTTCTAATTCAAAACTATTGTTTTCTAAAGGTATAAATACACTAATTGGCGAAAATGGTTCTGGAAAAACAAATTTGTTCAGAGCAATTAGATTGTTACTTGACAATACAATGCCTCGTTCTTCATTAAGATTACAAGAAAATGACTTTTGTAGAAACTTAGGTGATTGGCGAGGGCACTGGATCATCATTAGTTTAGAGTTTAATGACATTGCTGATGATGAAGTGAGTCAAAGTTTATTCCTGCACGGAGTGGGAAATGTTGGGGTAGATGCTGTAGAAAAAGCGACTTATAATCTAATTTTTAGACCTAAAGCTTATATTCGTCAGTCATTATCAGAGCTAGTTAGCGGTGATTTTCAAGGACTAGAAAAATTGCGAGATACTATATGTATTGATGACTACGAAACTATTATTACTGGCAAAAACGATTCTGATTTTAATGATGAAAGTATTTATCAAATGATAGTCGGTGATTTTGAGAATGTGAAGTTTCCTAGAACGGTGGAAGTTTTAAAAATAGGTGCATTAATTCCTAATATATTATCGATGTCTGATGAGGTGTCATTTACTTTTGTTAAAGCATTGAGAGATGTGGTTTCTGATTTTCATAACAATAGAACAAATCCATTATTAACTTTGTTGAAGCGTAAAGGAGGGGAAATAAAAAAAGAGGATTTTGATCCAATAGCAGAAATGGTAGATTCTTTAAATATTTCCATTGAAAGTTTACCTGATGTGGGCCAAATAAGAGCAGATATTAAAGAAACAATTAATGATTCAGTTGGTGATACCTACTCTCCGAAGAGTATCTCTATTAAATCAGGACTTTCAGATGAAGCAGATCAATTATTTCAGTCTCTAAAACTTTTTGTTGATGAATCAGACGATGGATATGAAGGTGGAATTCATGAAATGAGTTTAGGTGGTGCTAATCTCATCTATTTGACATTAAAACTACTAGAGTTCAAATATCAGAAAGGAAATCAGTTAATTGCTAATTTTCTTTTGATTGAAGAACCTGAGGCACATATTCATACACATATTCAAAAGTCATTATTTGATAAAATTAATTATTCAAACACTCAAATAATCTATTCAACGCATTCATCGCATATTTCTGAAGTTAGTAATATCCAGAACGTGAATATTATTGGTAAAGTCAACGGTCAATGTTCGACTTTTCAGCCTGCAACAGGATTAACAACAAAACAGCTTGTATTTGTACAAAGATATCTTGATGCAATTCGTTCTAATTTACTTTTTGCAAAAAGTGTAATTTTAATAGAAGGTGATGCAGAGGAAATACTTATTCCAATATTAATTAAAAAGGCTTTAGGTGTAAGTTTAGATGAGCTTGGTATCAGCTTGGTTAATATTAGAAGTACAGGGTTTGAAAATATTGCCTTATTATTTCATGATGAAAGAATTAAAAAGAAATGCAGTATTTTAACTGATTCAGATGAAATATTTTTTGATGTGGCAGAAGTAAGTACTGACAGTAAGGAATTAAAAAAGAAGAAAAAAAAAGCTATAGGTTCGCAAACTTCTGGGGCTTCAAGGAAAGTTATTCTTGATTCGTTATGTTATGGAAATAAATGGTTAATGCCTTTTTATGCTGATCATACATTTGAGGTAGATTTCATTAAGTCTGGTAATAAACATTTTTTAATAGAAATTGTAGAGGATGTATATACTAAACCTGCAACCATAAATAAGGCAAAGAGTGAACTCAACTCTGATGATATATCAATATCAGGCCAAAGAGCTTTAACAATGGCAAATAATGAAGGTAAAGGTTGGTTCGCTATTACATTAGGTAATGCTATTACTTTCGATGTTATTATTCCTGACTATATTATAGATGCTGTTATGTTTTCACATGGGACTATGAAAAATGTAACTATCATTAAAATATTACAATATCGATTGAATGAGATTGAGAAATATATAAAAGCTATGAGAAAAAATCTAACTCAATACTCAGGAGATGCTTATGCAAAATACAGATCAGATTGGGACGCTTATTTAGTTCCTATAGAGTCAGGTTTAGCGGTATTTAAACCGAAATGGTTGAAATTTATCTCTGAGGATGGTGATGTCCAATGGATTAAATCTCAAATGATAAAAGATATTCCTTTTCCCGGTTCGAATATTCTACTAAAGGTATAGCTGATGTTTGTTTGGGATGAAAATTTGCTTAATGATGAGCAGGTAAAGGCAATAAATGAACCTGATAGCGTTTTTTTAATTGCATGTCCGGGCAGTGGAAAAACTCGAACTCTAACATATAAAATTGCAAAAGAACTATCTGTTTTAGAGCATAAAAATAAATGGATTGTAGCTATAACCTATACGCATAGAGCTGCAGATGAAATCAAAGAACGTATAGAAAGCTTAGGTGTTGATACCTCAAAACTTTGGATTGGCACAATTCATTCTTTTTGCTTAGAGTGGATACTTAAGCCTTATGGTTGTTATCATAGTGCATTAAAATATGGTTTTAGAGTCATCAACTCTCATGAAACTGAAGAGTTACTAACACCACTGTGCGCACCATTTAGTAATGAGAAAGTTAGTTATTATGATTGCGGGTACTATTACACATCTCAAGGGATGTCTTTGTCATGTCAAGTAGCCAAGAAGGGAATTGTCGGTGGTATTTTGTCTCAATATCATTCAATTTTACTTAAAAATAATCAGATTGACTTTGAGCAAATACTATTTTTTTCTTATCAACTGATTATGCAATACTCTTCGATTAGTAAGATATTGAGCGGATTATTTACATATATTTTAGTTGATGAATATCAAGATACTAAAGAAATCCAATATGCAATTTTTGCTTCGATACTGCGTTCAGGTAATAATAATGTTAAAGCTTTCATTGTTGGAGATCCGAATCAGGCTATTTATACTTCGTTAGGTGGTTATGCAATTTCGGTTGATGAGTTGCGTGTTATTACTAATCTTAATATTGTTGAAAAAGAGCTTTCAAAGAATTATCGAAGTTCAAAGCGCATTATTAAGCATTTTAGTCATTATAAAGTTTTTAACTCAACTATCGTGTCAGAAGGTGAGAATAAAGATTTCCCAAGTATAGTTATTTATGACAAAACAACGGATAGACAAAACCTGTCTATAACGATAACAGATGTTATTAAATATTACGTTGAAGAATGTGGTTTATCTGAAAATGAAGTTTGCATTGTTGCTCCATGGTGGGTTCATTTAGCTACATTAACCCGAGGCTTGAGTTCATTATTACCAGAATATAGCTTTAATGGTCCAGGAATGACGCCTTTCGCAAGAGATGTTGATAATTTTTGGTATAAATTAACTAAAATAATTCTAACTGAACCTTCACCAACACTATTTGTTCGACGGATTCGTTGGGCTAAAGATATTATTAATGACTTACATTCTGCAAATGTGGGTCACCAAAACTTAACTAATCGGTCACTTTTAAGAGAGATTAACTCGATTAAAATTGATGAACAAGATGGCCTTACATATTTAAGATTATTTTTCGAAGAGCTTTTTAAACGTATAGGGATAGACTTTAACCTAAATTTATCATTACTTGAACATCACACTGCTTTCTTTGAAAGTTCATATAAACTCATTGATAAGATTAAAAAGGAGCATGCCACGTATGCTGGTGATATAGATACCTTTCGAAATGTATTTAAGCCTCGAAAGGGAATTACTGTATCAACAATTCATGGTGTAAAAGGAGCTGAATTTGATGCTGTTATAGCTTATGGGCTTTTAGATGGCTTTGTTCCTCATTTTAGTGATTCATCCGAAGAAAATGCTAAAAAACTAATTTATGTAATCGGTTCAAGAGCTAGAAAACATTTGTACTTAATTTCTGAAAAAGGGCGTATGACTGGTTTTGGATATTATAGGCATGAAAGAATCCCTACAAGGGTTTTGGAACAGCATGTGTTTAATTATAATTCAGCACATTATGAGAATGTTTTATCAGAAGAACGTGTGGTAGATGTGGTGAGTTAGTTTTAAATTTTCACTAAATTTTTAGTCGTATAGTTAAGAATACTTGTCATATCTGAAACTACTCACAATTAAAGTTACTGAGAAAAAATCTAAATTTATCTATGAGTTAGCCATTGGTTGGCTAACTCATTTTTATTGTTATTCTTTATCTATTGTCATCGCAATACGCCCAATCACTTTAATATCTTCTTGTGATATTTCAACTGAAGAGTCCCCAAAACTCATGGCAAGTTTCTTACCGGGTAAGCGCTGAAGATGGTTAATTGATAGTGAACCATCTATATCGATTAAGTATTTACCTGATGTTGGGTTAGTCTCAAGTGTATTTACAAAATAGAGATTATGATCTTGCTCTACAACTGTTGTTGTTGATTCTTCCAAGTCATATTTTTTCAGAGTAATTAAATCTAAAGAGATATGGCCTTTAGTTTCTAAGCTCCCATTTAATATTTTTTCTATAGGGAGCGTTTTTATTGAAGAATCTTCTGTTTCCTCAAATGCTTCACCTTGATCAAGCATGAGCCACTTTAATGAGCATCCTGTAGATAAATGTGTGCGTAATACGACTTCATAAGGAGTTATATTACGTGTATGCCATGTTGAGATAGTTGAACGTGGGATATCAAATACTTCAGCAAGATCTTGAAATTCAGAGACATTAGTCAATGCTTTTAATTTTTGGGTTATTAAACGACCACCATCATAAGGAAACTGAGTTATTTTTCTTATTGGCTCATCTTTAATTAATTCTGAAGTTGAAGTGCTGTCTATATTTAAATCAGGGCATGTACCTGAGAGTATTTGTTCTTTATCAAACGGTTCTCCCTCACCTAAAGCTAAATATCTTAAAGATGCTCCTGTTGCTAGACATATCCTAACGATAATCTCATGTTGGATCATATCTCGTCGATGCCACGTCGCTATTGTTGTTCTCGGAACACCAATAAGTTGTGCAAGCTTACTGAGATTAGATGCACCAGTAACTGTTAGTAGTCTAGTGGTGAAATCCTTACCGCCTGTGTAATTAAATGTCTTAATTTCTGGTTGAGATATAGTCATCAAGAGTTACCGTAATTATATGTAATAAAACTATTTCAATATTTTATCTATTTACTCTTTGCATATAGCTAATGCGACACGGCCGAGAACTACAATGTCACTTTCTGAGATTTCAATGGATGAGTCACCAAAGCTCATAGCTAATTTTTTACCGGGCAGTCTTTGTAAGTGATTTAGAGAGATTGACCCGTCAATATCAATTAGGTAACGACCAGAAGCTGGATTTGTTTCTTGAATATTTATAAATAATAACTCTGCATCATTTTCTATTATTTTGGTGCTTTGAATATCGATGCTGTAGCGCTCTAACAATGTCATATCAAAGTTGAAGTTACAGTTATCTTCAACTAGAACACCATTTTGTAATTTCTCTTGAGAGAACTTTGCTAATTGTGAGTTATCAGCCGAATTGGTTTCAAAAGGCTTTCCTTCATCTAAAAGTAACCAGCGTAATGATAGACCTGTGGCCAAATGAACAATAATTGAGACTTCAAATGGCGTCGTATCTCGTTGCATCCACGTAGAAATAGTACCTTTAGGTATCCCCAGTCTTCGTGCGAGTCCTACATCAGTAGTTTCATTTAGCACTGACTTCAATTTAGCTATATATGATTTCCCACCTGAATAACTAAATCTTTTCAATTGGTCTTGATTGTTAGTCATTTGAGTCCTATAATCTTTGTGTGAGTTACTTCTAGGTCGAGTGAAGTCGATAAGTAACGAATTTAATTATTTAACTTCTTAGGATACCACTATGTTGAATTATCAAATAGCAATACCAGTCCCATTTGTGACAGTTGAACAATATTGCAACCTTACAGGTATGGCAAAAGGCACCGTTATTGATTACATCCGTAAAGGAAAGATCATCATAAAGAAGAAGGAGCTACCGAAAGAAAAGCCTCTAATTAATATGGTTGCAATGCAAAGACTTGCCCAGCAAGAAGCTGAGATCAATTTTCCTTAATTAGCTGTCTTCTTTCATATTGTAGTCGACTTATTTTGACTGCTTTAATTGACTCGGTTGGATGTATTTATGATTAACTAGCCGTTAATTGACTTCATTTGAATTGTTACATATCAAGGAACGATAACAATGTATGCGATTCCTCAGCCCAAACAAGACGCATTTTACAATGCAGCAATTCGTTTCTCTGAGCGTGAGAACTTAGAGCAGATTGCAGTTGAATGTGCGTTGAAACCACAAATGCTACGAAACAAGCTGAACCCTAATCAACCGCATCAATTAACTGTGCGGGAGTTGGTGATCATTACCAAGCAAAGCGGGAACAGTGATTTAGTAAATAGCGTGTTGCTTGAGTTGGATTTAACTGCAGTAAAGTTGCCATCAATGGGTGAGGGGAAATCACCCGTGATGGCCGCAATGACGATTAATAGTCACGCTGGCGAAATTAGTCGTCACTTAGTTGAAGTAGAAACGATACAGCGTTTAACCAGACGTAAGAAAAATGAAATTGTTAGTAAAGCTCAAGCTGCTATGCGCGAGTTGGTTTTATTGATGAATGATGTAGAGAACCGTTGTCAGGCAAGCACGCCATTTATGTCGATGTGTACAGATGCAGTGATGAACGGTTTACCTATTCCCGGCTTGGCATAAGGAATTGAAATCATGATGCAGGCTCAGCAATTACAGAATCGAATACCGTCAGCTACAGAATCATTGGCAAACATTCATGCATTGTTTGGTAGTGAATCAACAGTAGGACTGATTTATGACCATTTACCTGAAGATTTAAGACGGGCTATTTGTTCCGCAGCTCGGTTAACCAAAGCTCATATATCAATGCCACTTGCTGAGATGGATGAAGTATCAAGAGCAAAAGTATATAGAGCAGTAAATGCGTTGTTTGAAGCGTTAAAACCATTGGCTAATCGGCCTTTAAAAGATTTTAGGTAATTGAGATGAACTATTTAGCAGTATTTTTGGGTATTGATGGCCGCATTGTTCGTAATAATGACACTTCAGAAGTAATGAATTTGCAATTGGGTGAGTTTGATAATCTTGAAGTAGCGATTGAATCAGCTAAATCTCAATTGGAATATGAAATAGAACAAAATGGTGTGTTAGTTAAAGGTTCTAACCAAGGTGGCTTTTTGATTTGTGATATACAGGAGTTTGCCGAGTTATGATTGAACCAAGGCTAAATAAAATATCCGGGCTTATGTCCGGTTTTTTTACACCTCAAGAAATCAGACAGTACACAAATGCACAGCCAAACTTAATAAGTGAGGCTGAATTTTTCATGCTTGGTCATTCTGACGATAAAGTTTTAAAACAAGCTTTACACTATTTTGATCCGAAGCTTCCACGGAATTTAGCCCCGCAGGGCAGTCGCGAAGCGGCTGGGGGTAATAGCCTTGTCCAGCGGCGCAAAAGTCCGACAAGGGAGGAATTAGCGCAAAAAGGGGCTCAAGCGACAACAAGAGCTAAGAAGCAACGCTTAACACAATGGGGTCATTTGCTTAAAAAAGTGAAAGCGCGTCGTGGTGAGAATGTTAAGTATGAATCTGCCCCTAAGCCATTAACGTTTGAGCCTATTGATCTAAATTGGCAGCAAAATCCTGTTGGCTGTTTGCATGCCCATGGATTTGTTAAAAATGCGCCAGTTATGGCTCGATTGTTTCATCGTGATTGGTCGAATGAATGGCGAGTTCGATTGCAAGCTCAATCTCGCCCATCAATTATGCCACCGGCTCAATCTGGTGAAAGATTTACGGATAAGTTAACTGATGGTGCTGTTCGTAAAGTGTTTGAATCGGGTGCGTATGTTCAAGCATTGCGTGGTGGTTACACTACTTTTGGCACATTGACGTTTACAGAAGCACAGCGCGAGAAAATATTAACTAGTAAACCACAATCAAAAAATAGAACTAAGCCGGGTTTATTTGGAACCATCGTCGTTATGAGTCCTCATGGCAAAGAACCTTATCGAATTAAAGCTTCTGGTTCTTTCTCATGGTTGGATGATATGGGTAAGCAAGGCGAGATGGCGGCCGTTAATCAAGAATCGATTAAACCAACAGGGGAGATTGATGAATTTGGCCGTAAGATTTTTGATATTGGTGATCCCTGTATTCGTGCTAGCGGCCCATGGACAAAAATTCGCGATTACTATCCTGATTCAAGCATTGGATCTGAAGTTAGTCGTTTTATCGATTTAGCCCAAAAGATGTATCAGCGTGGTTGGGTTCCTGACTATATGCCTGCTCGAGTAAAGCGTGGGCAAGAGAGAGTAAAACCTGCAGGTACTAAATGCGGAAAGGTTATTGCTGATGGTCCATTTACGCCGATTCGCCGTGGTGATCGCAAAGATAAGATAATTCAACATCCTCGTTGTAAAGAAATAAAGAAAGACGTATTTAAAATTTGCGCCGTTCCTCTTGATTATTGTTGGGTAGCTGAAATGCCAGCTAATGAAGATGGCGAACCAAATCCACATGTTCATATTTTATTACGTTGGCAAGTGCCTAAAACACACTTCTTTGCATGGGTAGGACGGTTAGAACGTATTTGGGGTAATGGTTTTGCCAAAATTGAACGTATTAAACATGCTAAAGCGGGAGCTTCATACTTAGTTAAAGCTGTGGGCTATGCAGCAAAGGGAAGCGACGGCAATCAAGGTTTGATTCGAGGTAACCGCTATAGTATTGGCGCTGTTTCAAGAGCTAAGGATTGGGAAGAAATGGGCAGTTTTATTGCTGATAATATGGCAGCTATCATTGCTGAATGTGAAGAAAAGCTTGCCCGTAAAAATGCCCATTATGATGAGGTTGCTCGCCATGCTCGTATCAAATTAAAGCAAGCGAAAAAGCAGCACCAAATAACAAAGAATAATAAAAAGTTAGATGATGATGTGAAGGCCAAGCGTATTGAAAAGCTTAAGGCAAGAATGTTGGAATTTGATCATGAAATTACTCAAGCCAGAGAGACTAAACGTAACCGTGGGGTTATAGCGACAGGCCATTACCAAATTACTTTTACTGGTGATAATGCGACTGAAAATTTTGATAATTTCTTAGGCTGGGCGTTTAACTGTCGCCAATGGCAGGCTAATACTCGTAATGAAGCTGTGAAACTAGAGTTAGAACAGGCCAAAGCTGAATTAATTGATGCAATGAAAGCTGAACATAAAGCCTTGCAAGATACTTTGGATATAACTGATCAGCAATTAGAGCGTCTAGCTTATCTGGATAACCGTTTAGATAATGTTCATAAGGAACTGAATTATGCACGGACGTCACGGTTAAGGATGGCTAATACATTAAAGCAGCAACGTAGCTATTGGCGTGGATATGAATCTGCTTTGCCAGCAAACCGTTCGAGCTTAGATTATTGGTCAGCCTTTCTTAACCGCTATGAGTTGGAACAAGAGGTTGAAGATAGAGATCAGATATTGTCATTAGTTCACCAAGGTGATTTGTTATGCGTGACGAACAGAATATAACAGCAACGATAACTACCGCACTATAAGTAAAGCAAGTCTCTAACTTATTGCTTTAAAAGAGACTGTGATTAATTTGTTATTAATGTTGCATGTTAGTGCTTATGCAATCAATAATTCTCACGGACGAATAACTACTGTATACTTGTACAGTGCTTTTGTTCGGGAGTGGCTATGGAAAACCTCAATTGGCGTGCATTAGAGTTTATTTTAAACGCAGCCGCGCAAAATACATTGGAATGCTGTAACGAAGAAGTGTTGTTTTTGGTGGGTTTAATTATCAAACAGGAACAAAAAAGGCAGCTTGATGCTGCCTGTGTAGAAGAACTTAAAGCAATGATAATTGACTATGAAGTTGCTTTGCTTGCTCGGGAGACATTACTTTCACCAAAGCCATAACTAATTCATTAGTATTTTTAGCAGACGGACTCAGAGTGTGGCTAAAACCAAGTGACATCACAAACGTATGTCCACACTCTGGATCTGTACATGAGCAATATAAATCTGCAGACGTACAAGAAAACCAATTGGTTTTTCCTATACGTGCTTTTTCACCACATTGATTACAACTAACACGCATCGCCATTTGAATAACCCACCTTGATTTGATGAATCAATTATAAGTCAATTGCATGTTTATATGTACACTTATGATACTAATATTAGTCTTTGATTCGCTTTTACATCATTATCGGAATTTATTAATTCAATGACTTTACGAGCCAACGGAATTGACTCATTTTTCTTGTAAGTTTCATCTGCTTTAATCGGGTCGCCTAAGTTAGCCGTACCACTTGGAATGATCCCCGCTAAACCTGCTGGGAAACGGTGGGCAGATAACATATCTTGAGCCGTTACACTTTTAATGGTGTTGAAATCATCTTTTGTCGCAATGTCACCAACGGGTATAATTTTAATACTATCTTTGTTGCCGTTAGGAATATTGACAAATAAACTGCGAAAATTACCCACGCCTTTACTGCCTTGCATCGCTTGTTTTAGTTCATCTTCTTTTTTGCTGTCTAAACTTGGATCCGATGTGTAGAAAATAAAACCACAGTGAGCGCCGTTCTTATAATACTTGCGTCTAAATAGAGTTGCGTCTGTATTGAGCATGGCAGATTGTAATCCACCGATATAATCAGGTACCCCATAGACTTGCTGATAAGGATCATATTGCTTCATAAAGATAATATCTTTAGCAGCATAGATTTTATGGTCGCCATCACGTTGTAAGTACTTATAACTACCGTCTTTACAGACACGTAGCCACACACTGGATAGGCACACTAATGCAATAACTTGATTGATACGATTGCGAATTTTTAGCAATGCAGCATCGCCAAATAAGCAATAATTAAAGATAAAGGCTTCCAGCTCATGGCGTTGTAGTAATGGGGATAGGGTGATCTGCTCTGCGGCCATATTACGACGGCTGAAAATAATCGGTCCATGATAGGGATTACTTTTGCTGATCTGCAGTAGCGCGCCTCGGTCTAAAGGTGGTACCCAAAAATCATTATAATCATCAAAGTAAATGCCGCCTGTATCATCAATGCTATGTAACATGTCAAAAGGGTTAGCAGATTGCCATCCTTCAGTACCAAAGCTAAATACAGTAGCGGGATTGTTGTCTGCAGTCGTGGTTAGGCTGCTGTTGATATTGTTGTCCATGTAGAAGTCCGTTTCGTATTGTGATCAAGAGGTTCATTAGCTGCTGCATGTGATAGCGCAAAGAAAACATCGGCATGGCCAGTGGTTTCAGTGCGATCAGCTTTAAAGGTCATAACATTGGTACTGCCCGTAACGCCTCGTTTTATTGATAGAAAGCTAGCAGCTATATCTTTGTGTTCTGCATCCCAGCAAATACGTTGGCTTTCGATTAAATCAATCATTTTTAGTACCAGGCGATTTTTACTTTCGACACTGTAATGAATCGCATGTGCCTCTCGGGGAAAGAGGTTGTAGAGCAAATCAAATACCCCTGAACCGATACCAGTAATGTCTACCCCGATATAAGTCACGTTATAGCGTTTGGTGATCTGCTTAATTTGCTCAACATGGTGTTGAAAGTTGAGGCCTCGCCAATGGTGCTTTTCTAATACTCTGAATTTTTCACTATCAAATTGTGGCGGTGCCAGCACTACCAAAGTGGCGTTATCCCGCGTTCTTGCTGGGTCATAACCTAACCACACTTCACGATTAGCAAAAGGCCGCACGTTCTTGGGCTTAAAGTCTCGCCAGCTACTTGCATCAACCCCACATTTTTCTAATTGTTCAAACTTAAATACGCATTGGGCATCGTCAACGAAAATACACATGAATAAGTTTTTAAAATCATCATCACTGTATTCATCGCGTAGTTCGTCAACATCGAATAAACCACAGCCACCATTGGCCGCATCAACAATGGTGACGATGTAACGCCATTGTTTATCTGGACATAACCGACCACCATCACGCATTTCGTCAAAAGATGGGAACTCTTTTTGTTGGCGATCTTTGCGTTCACCTTTCCATTTATCACCCGTCCAAAAACCATAGGCCGGGTGTCCTTTAGCTGATGGTGTTGAAAAATAGGTTTTACGCCATTTTTTATGGGTAGCCATCGCGGATGCCAGTTTGTTGAGCTTTTCAAACTGGGGGATCCAAAAGTATTCATCAATATAAACATGGCCGTGGTATGACTGGGCGGTGTTGCTATTGGTTGATAAAAAACGTAACTCAGCATCGCCATGGGCGGTTTTTAGTACGATAGGGTTACCGCTTAGTTCTACGCCTAAGAATTGCTTACCTAAGGCAATAATGTAACTACGGAACACTTCTGCCTGCGCCCGTGATGCAGATAAAAATATCTGTGGGTCACCAGTTAATACCGCTTGTTCTAATGCTTCACCTGCAAAGTAGTAGGTAGCACCAATTTGGCGTGATTTTAAAATATTACGGGTGCGCTGATGTAAGTTATTGCGCATATCATTTTGATATTCAAATAAACTATCGTGCCATTCTGTAAAATCTTCTGCCGTTAAATGGCTAACATCATTCTTTTTTGGACTGCCTTTCTTTTCTTTTTTATTGTTGCCTTTACTGCTTGAGCGTTCCTTATTATTAGTGGAGTGATCACTATTCTCTGATGCAGGGGCTTTTTGTAATTGGGCGCGTTGCTTCTTCAATGTCACATGCTTATCAATCAGCATGCCGAGTTCTTTTATCTGATTAGGCGATTTCTCTGGTAAATCAGTCAGCATCACAATGCGTCTAGCGATAGCATCATCCACTTCTTCTTCACGTAGCAAATCACGCCAACAGTATTTGTCAGCCCAATAATAAACAACCCGAGCATTGGGTAGCCCTAGTTCTAACCGTATTTCGTCAGGTGTCCAACGTCGTAAATATAGCCGTTTAGCTGCTTCACGAATTTCAGGAGAGTATGCCATGACGCAATGATACGCATAGTGATCATTCAAATGACTAATGAGTGTTCGACGTGTTTCTGTTTTTCATCAAATCCGAATTGGGTAGAACGTCAATAGGTGCGAATGGTTACGCTATTGCGTATTCTTGCCGTGATTTGATAATTCGCTTGAATAACATTATGGATGAAGCATGGCAGGGAAGCTAAAAACCGGATGGATTCGGGTCGCCACGGAAGGCGACACTATTGATGGCCGCGCTATCAGTGGGCAAGACTTACTGGATATGGCGGAGTCCTATAACCCTAATGAATATGGAGCGCGAATTTGGCCTGAACATTGGCGTTGGTACGCTTGCGGTGATGTGTTGGAAGTGAAGGCTGAAGAAGTCGACGGGCGTATGCGTTTGTTTGCTGTGTTAGCACCGAACTCAACAATGATTGAATTTAATCAGCAAGATCAAAAAGTATATAGCTCTATTGAGATTCAAGACAATTTTGCCAACACAGGTAAACCTTATTTGGCCGGACTTGCTATTACAGATTCTCCCGCCAGCCTTGGCACTGATCGTATTAAATTATTTTCAGCTAATTCCAATGGCCGTATTCATACACAACCTGAATTATTCATGATGGATGAACTACATGAAGAAAAAGGTGTAATTCGTCGATTGTTTAGTTTTGGCAAGCAATCGTCAACCCCAAAACCCAAGGAAGAAATAGCTATGAACACGGAACAGTTTGGTGCGTTAACGTCATCACTGACCGCACTTGCCGAAGGACAAACGGCATTAACAGGCTTATTAGAAAAGCATTTTTCTGTACAACCTGATCAAGTAGTACCTGATGCCGTTCCCGAACCGGTATTAGAGCCTGAAGTACCAAAGGATGGTGTAACGGCAGAACAGTTTAGTGGTTTAACAAATACCCTTAACCAGTTGGCGCAAGGTCAGAAAAGTCTAAATTCTCAATTCAGCAAGCTACTGGAAGAAAATCCAGATCAACGTCCAGATAATTCTGGCGGCGCTGATTTTGATACTAACTCATTGGTTTAAGGAAATAGAATGCAATTGAATCAAATGGCGAGTGCCAACTTAAATCAATATGCCCAACAACTGGCAAAAGCTTATGGCGTTACTTCCTCTGAAAAGCTGTTTTCTATTTCAGGACCGAAAGAAACCCAATTACGTCAGGCAATTTTAGAATCTGAAGCGTTCCTAAAACGCATTACGGTGGTGGATGTTGATCAGATAGTCGGGCAGGTTGTCGATGTTGGCGCACTTGGCTTACATACTGGTCGTAAAGCTGATGGTCGTTTTAATAAAAAAGCTGATATTCGTGGTAACACTTACCAGCTAAAAGAAACGGATTCTTGCTGTGCGATCACATGGGATACGTTAAGTGTGTGGGCCAATAGTGGCAGTGCTGGCGAGTTTATGAAGTTGTTGAATAACTCAGCCAATATTGCTTTTGCATTGGATATGCTACGTGTCGGTTTCAATGGTGTTTCAGCTGCAGCAACCACCGATCCTGATACCAATACGAATGGTGAAGATGTCAATATTGGTTGGCAACAAATCATTACGGCTAAAAGCCCTGACCAAATTTGTAATCTGGATGTGTATTTAGATTATGCAGGTGGTGGTGATTATAAAACGTTGGATGCCATGGCATCGGATTTAATCAATAACTACATTCCTGCACAATTCCGTAGCCATCCGGGTTTAACGGTATTGGTTGGTGCTGATCTCGTCGCCGAAGAAAGTGCCCGCATTTATGACAATGCCGATAAGCCAAGTGAAAAGAAAGCCGCGCAGCAATTGCCGTTTTCTATTGCTGGTCGTCCTGCTGTGGTGCCGCCGTTCTTTCCGGGCAAGCGTATGGTAGTGACGATTTTAACCAATCTTCATATTTATACCCAAAAAGGTACCCGTCATCGTAAAGCGGAACATGTAGAAGATCGTAAAACGTTTGAAAATACCTATTTACGTTGGGAAGGCTATGCCGTTGGAAACCATAAGTGCTATGCCGGATTCAATGAAGCAAAAGTGCATATTGGTGCCGATCCAACACCTGCTTCTATAACTGATGCACCGCCAGCAGAGTAATGTTATGAGACGTTCCCCGTGTAGTCGAGATAGAGAAATAAAACATGCTCGTTCAACCGTGGAACGGGCTCATAAAACTGGGGTGTTATCACCCGAGTCAAACAGCTTACATTTACAGTTGATTGCGCTTGATGCTGATTTAAAACGTCTTAAAGAGCTTGATCGCGTCCAAGACCGAATCACCATGAAGCGTGATGAACTGTTACCCAAGTACCAGCCCTATGTGGAACGATATTTGGCAGAAGGTGATGTATTTAAAAATAGCCTGTTTGCACATGTTGTGGTTTGGTTATTTGATATTGAAGCGTTTGGTCAGGCGATTAAGTGGGGCTTGGTATGTATCGAACAAGACCAACCCACGCCCGATAATATAAAGCGCAATTGGCCGCATTTCATTGCTGACATGATATTGCAGTGGTGCGAACGCCAAGCAGAAAACGGCCAACCTGTTGAACCGTATTGTTCAACCATCTTTAGCAAAGTACGTCACGATTGGCGATTAAATGAAAAATTGACAGCCAAGTGGTTCAAGTTTGTCGGTTTACTGTTCATTCGAGATATGGACGGCAAACCGTTACCGAGTGCGATAGATGATGTTGATAAATTGAAAGCCGCCCAAGCATTATTACTTGAGGCGCATTCATATAATTCGAATATTGGGGTTAAGACTCTGATAGACAAAATAGATATGCGTATTCGCAAATTAGCGGATACCTGAACGACTACCGACCCCCAAGGGAACTTAGCCGAGGTAGTGCAGCAGCAATGCTAAACAATAACCAGTGACGCTTTTGTTTCCCTTACCCATTTAGGTGATGCGATGAGTTTTGGTGGCAAGCCCAATACTAGCGATACAACGAAAATAAGCGGCAATGGATGGCCTGATTTATTCACGGATGATTTCCGTCGTATTCGTCGCATTCCACCTGTTTTTGATAATGACTCAATGGCGATGGCAATAACCATTGCTGCAGATGCTGTGCAAGTTGAGTTAAGTCGGTTATGTGAAGCGGGTACCCCGCCAACCTTAACTGATGTACAAGCCGCGATTTATACACGTGCTGTTTATGCGCGTGCTCATGGTGATTTATTGCCAGAATTTGCCACCCAAGATAGACGTAAAGAAGCCAATAACATGGCAACCGATGAACCTGAACAGCAACACCAATTTTGGGCGCAATCAACTCGTGATATTCGGCAATTATTAGGCATGGGACGTTTTACGGTAGGGCTGATTTAATGACAACCCAAACTAAATTAGAACATTTAACCGCTTATTTGTTATCGCACTTAAATAGCAATTTATTGGATAACAAAATTGATGCGTGGCAAGAACGGGCAACGATTCAAGTTGATGGTGAAGACAGAGGCAATGGCGGCACGATTGCAGCCCAGTGGCGTTATCACGCGGTCGTTTCTATTGAAGATTTCCCGCATCAATTATTAGACCCGCGCAACCTGTTCGCATTGGTAGCGTGTTGGTTGGCGGATTATGACCGTGACCGTAATTATGAAGAATTAGGCGATCCGGAAGTCAATATTGATGTGAATAACCATGAATCAGCCGATGTTGCTATTGAGCTGGAAATGATGGAGCCCATCGAAATGATACCCGACTCTAACGGCATGATCACATGGCGTGGCGAAAAGTATCGAGTGCAAGCGGTGCCCATCGATGTTGCTGATGATGTCGAGGTGAGCAATGACCCTGACTATTCAGCTTAATGAACGTGACCGCTTAAAAACTATCGAAAAAATGGCATTACTTGCCATGCCACCTAAAAAGAGAATTTGGTTACTCAAATCACTTGGTCGGTGGGAACGCCAGAATGCTAGACGCAGAATTAGCCAACAAAAAGATATTGATGGTAAAGCACTAGCATCACGTAAAGGTAAAACAAAAGGCAAGATGCTAAAGCGGTTAGGCAAAGGGTTAGAGCCTTATGTCAAAAATGCCAACCGTTTAGAGCTGACATGGGGTAACCGTTTAACAGGTCGAATTGCAGCAAGGCATCATACAGGCCAGCCGCAGAAAATGACTGCCAGCCAAATGCGCAAACGCTGGGGAACACCTAATTATTCGGCACCATGCACTAAAGGCCAAGCCCGTAAATTGCGTGAGTTGGGTTATACCGTTGCCAAGAAAAATGGCAAGGGCAAGAAAAAGCCCACATTGCGTTACTTAATGGAAACCGTTAGCCATGGCAAAGCAGGGTTAATTATTCGTGAGTTAAGTAACCAACCTCATACCGTCGCATGGGATATTCCGTTACCAGAGCGAAAGATTCTAGGTAGCAAAGAACAGGATGTTAATCGTCAGCTTATTAAATTAATTGAGCAGGCAAATAAAAGGAATTAGGAATGGCTATTGGTCAGGTAGAGGTTAATAACCTCAACTTAGGGAAAGGTAGTGCGCCCGAAATTGAACGCCACTTTTTGTTTATTGGTCGAACTGCCAAAACAGAATTACAAGGCACTGTTACGCGTATTAACGCTGCCACTAATTTAGATGATGTGGTGGCAAATGATGCGCTTGGTAATAACGTTATTGCAGCACAAGCCAACGGCAAACAAAACTGGACAGCTGCAATTTATGGTTTGGGTGATGGTGCCTCTTGGGAAGATGCGATCGACCATGCTAATCAATCAGACAGCTTTGAAGCCGTGGTGTTGGTTGATGTAACCACAGATAAAGCTCAATTTGATTTAATGCAGGCAAAAGCTGAATCATTAACTAGCAAGCTTGGTCGCTGGATTTTCATTCTAGCTGCTACTCCTGGTATCGATAGTGAAGCTCAAACTTGGGCAGCCTATGAAACCGCGATGCTTGGATTAGTGAAAGATGTAGCTGCGCGTTGGGTTGTGCCTGTGCCAATGCTTAACGGCAACAATATTGGTGTGCTAGCAGGGCGTTTATGTGATCGCATAGTAACGGTAGCTGATACACCAATGCGTGTTGCTACTGGTTCGGTGTTGTTATTAGGTGCGATGCCAACGGATAGTGCAGGCAAGTTGCTGGAAATGTCCACCGTTACCACTTTAGCTAATGCCCGTTACTCAGTGCCTCAGACTTACCCCGATTACGAAGGTGTGTATTGGTCTGATGCCATGACGCTGGAAACCAAAACGGGTGATTATCAGTTTTTGGAATATGTCCGTCCGGTACACAAAGCCAATCGTCGCGTGCGTTTCAAGGCTATTAGCCGTATTGGTGATCGCATTCTTAATTCAACACCGCCAAGCATTGAACTAAACCGCAGCTTTTTCCGCAAAGTTTTGTTTGATATGGCATTTACCACTGAAATTGGCGGTATTACCTTCCCCGGTGAAATCATGACTCCGCGTGATGAAGATGTGCAAATTGTGTGGGAAACCAAAACCAAAGTGGTGATCAGCATCATGGTGCGACCTCACAATTGCCCCAAATACATCGTGGTTAATATCGCGTTGGATTTGAGCCACGGAACGGAGAAATAACTTATGTCGATGCGCATTTCTGGCAAGAACATGCACTTCACCTTGGGTGATATTAAGTTAAAGGCGCAAAAGGTCACGTTATCTATTACCGACAATTCAGCGGTTAATAAAACAGGTGGTGTACCTGATGGTTATGTGGATGGTGATGTGGAAGCCTCGGGCGAAATGGAACTCGCCACCTCCCAATTTAACTTGTTAAGTAAAGCGGCTAAAAATGCAGGCTCATGGCGTGGTTTACCTGATTTTGATGCTATGTGGTACGGCAAAATTGATAAAGACGAACTCAAAATTGAAGCCTTTGGTTGTCGTATTAAATTATCTGATTTGCTTGATATTGATGCCAATGGCGGCAGTGCTTTAGTTCATAAAGTGCCGTTTGATGTTACCGATCCTAAATTCGTTCGTATTAATGGTGTGCCTTACCTGCGCGATGACGAAACTAGCGATTTAGTGCAGTAGGGGGCTGGATGGCAGATGTTATTGATAACGGCTGTGAAACGGAAGCCAAATTCACCGAAATGGCGTTGGCGAATCATCGAGCAAAATCATTTAAGCCACAAAAGAAAAGTGCGGCAGAGTGTGAAGAATGCGGCGACCCAATCCCCATTGCTCGCCAATTAGCGGTGCCGGGGTGTCAATGTTGCGTAATGTGCCAACAGCTAAAGGAATAGCTCAATGCATGATTGGTGGGATCGATTAACAAGCTGGATTGCTTACACAATTTCAGCATTTGGAGTGATCATTAGTTCACTCTCAATGGAAGATTTATATTTTATGTCGTCCATTGCTGTGGGGGTTATCGCCTTGTTATTGAATGTTTGGCATAAGCGAGTAATGCAGCGTATTGCTAGAGAAAAAGGGATTTATCTCAATGAACAAGTTTAAAAAGATAGTGTGCAGTGTGGTCGCTGCCATTGGTGTGTTGGCGGGTGGTGTTGCTGTTGAATCAACCGCGCCAGTGGGCCAAGTGGTGATTGCAGGTGAAAAGGTTGCCACAGTAAAAACCAGTCCTGCAGGTTTCGCATTAATGGGCAATGCAGAGGGGTGCCGCTTAGATCCTTATAAGTGTCCGGCAGGTTTACTCACTAATGGCATCGGTAATACTCACGGGGTACCAGAGCGACCCATTGATATTACCCAAGTGGCAAAAGATTGGGCGGTGAATGTTGAACAGGCGGAACAATGCTTAGTGAACATAGCTCCCAAAGATAACCCCATGAGCCAAGGCCAGTATGATGCCTTTACCTCATTTGTATTTAATACCGGTTGTACTCGATTTTTAAAAAATAAAGATGGTACCTCAACCCAAATAGCACGATTGATTAAGCAAGGTGAGTATGTCCAAGCCTGCGGCCAGTTAAAACGGTGGGTATATGGAGGAGGTAAGAAATTGCAAGGATTGGTAACTCGACGGGGTAATGAATATGACCGTTGCATGGCAGTGGATTAAAAAAGCATTAGTGATCCTGCCGTGGGTATTGGTGGCGTACTTAGCGTTATCAGTACGGGCGTTAGAAGTTCAAAAGCTAACGGCACAACAAAGTCGTGATCAGGCGTTAATGGTGAATCAAGTTAACCATGCCCAAATACAACAATTAGTTAGTCGTAATCGCACCATTAGCCAGTTATTACAACAACGCCAACAATTACACATAGCTCAGGAGGCTAAGTCGCATGAAACCACAGCAGCACTGCGCAAAGCGTTGGCAACAAAGGCATGTTATCAGCAGCCTTGGCCTGATGATGTTATTAAGCGGTTGCAGCAACCCTATTAATCCGGTGCAAGTTGAAGTGATCACCTTGTTACCCGAGCCCAGTTTAATCACTCAGTGTAATAAACCGAGATTAACAGGCACCACGCCAGCCCAAACAGCGGCAGACGATGTGCCACGGCTAAAACTGGCATTATCGCAATGTGCAGCCCAAGCCCAAGATTATTTAACATGGTACGCAGAACAAGCGGCCTTATTAACAAAGTGAGTTAACACATGGAACAGAAAAAAGTTGTATTAGAAATTGGCGGTCAATCATTGTCATTTGTACCAACAGAAGTTGATTACAACGATTACATGAATGAACTCATGCCAGATAACAAAGTGGCTCCTGCGCATAACTTTGTATTCAACACTGCAGTTGAAGTAAGTAAACCCGCATTGCGTGACATTACCGCCAATAACCCTGCTGCAGTAGTACAGATTGCAGGTGTGTTAATGCAAGAGTTCGCGCCAGCATTAGATATTAAAGTAAAAAAATAGATGCCTTGGTTACGGCATTAGATCGTAACGACTTTGGCAAAATGTTGGCTTGGCGACGTAAGTGGCTGCCAAGCGAAAACGACAGTGAAGCCAATTTAGCCCGCGCAGTGTGGTTAGAAAAAAATCACTGGGAAAATATGGCAATTGCCACGGCTAATGGAGTAGCTAAGGCGTTTAGTAGTTAAAGCAAGGATGCAATTTTGAGCCTACCTGATGCGCTAATGTTCCAAGTCGGACTGATAGACAGAATCAGTAAACCGATTGCTCATATTCAACGCCAATTCGGTGATCTTGGTCGGGAATACCGTTCGGGTACCCATACCATGATTGCGGGTGCTGCAGGTGTTGCAGGGGCAGGTTTTGCCTTGCAAGCAGCGTTAATGCCTGCGATTGAAATGGATAGAGCTCTTGGTGAAGTTAAAGCCTTGGGTGTGGCTGATGAAGCATTAAGTGCAGTAGCAAAAGAGGCTATGTTCTTCTCTGCAAAATACGGCCAAGCTGCAGTGGACGTAGTACGTCATTCAGAAACTATTACTAATTATATGGGGCAGATGCCCGGCCATGTGTTGGCGTCTGTTTCTCGTAGTTCAGCAACGTTAGCCATGGCAATGAAGTCGGACGCTGACACTGTTGGGGTTTATATGAAAACCTTATACGGGAATTATCAGCAACAGGCTGATGCCATGGGAAAAGATGTCTGGGCATCACAAGTGGCAGGCATGACTGTTGAAGTTAAAAAGCTATATGGTACAGGTATGGACCAACTTGCGGGAATGGTTGATGGCATGCACTCGTTGACATCGACAATGGGCGTAAGCGTGCATGAGCAATTAGCCGTATTAGGTTATTTGCAAACGAAAATGTCGGAAGGTGATGCTGTTACTCAATACACCAACTTTTTAGAAGGGGCGATAGGTGCTCAAGAAAAGTTAGGCGTTAGCTTGGTTGATAGTCGTGGTGAATTGCTGCCTATGATGGATATTTTAAAGAAAATAAAACCATTAATTGCAGGGATGAAAGGTTCTGAAGCGCGTACTTTTTTGGATGCGGCTGGTCTGGGGGATGGTGCTTTAATGCTGTTTAATATGATTGAGGATACCAAGCAACTTAAACATGGCATAGATACCTTGGGTAAGGTTAAAGGCATGGATGCTGCCACCAAAATGGCCGCTACGATGACTGACCAATGGCAACGATTAGAGCAGGGATTGAATTCAGTTCGAATTGCTTTTGGTTATGCGGTAATGCCAGCCGTATTAGAGGTGGTCAGTGCGTTATCCAATGGTGCCCAAACCTTGGTTCAATGGACAACAATTTTACCCAATATTACCCGTTACATTGGTTATGCCGTGATTGGTTTCTTTGGCTTGGTGGCGGCAGGTGGCATGTTTACCTTAATGATGGGATTAGGCAAACAAGCCATGGTTGGTTACATGATGGTGGCTAAAACATGGTCGGTTATGAATTTATTGCTTACTAGTGGATTAGTGGCAATAAGAACGGCTTTGTTTGGTGTTTACATGATGATGGTCGCTAACCCAATTTTTCTGATTGTTGCTGCAGTTGTGGCGGTCATCGCTGCAATTGGTGCCTTGGTCTATTACTGGGATGATTTAAAAGCCAGTTTCGGTGATACCACATGGTTTCAACTATTAGAGGGCACTATCACATTAATGACTGCACCTTTTATGGCCGCGTTTGAATTTGTCAAAGGTGGTTGGCAATGGGTAATGAGTGGCTTTACTGATACTAGCGGTTTTGATGGTTTATTTGCTGTTGCTGAAAAACTACGTGGTGTGTTTGGCGCTGTGTTTAGTTGGATAATGGAACAATTCGGCAAAGTGTGGAACATGGCAAAGTCGGTTATGTCATTAATCCCCGGCATGGGTGGCGATGATGAAACGGGAAAATCTAAGTCAGTCCAACAAGCAACCCCACGAGCCAATATTCCTCAAGGCGGTGCGGCTAAAAATATAGCTTCTTATACATCGGCATCAACCAGTTATGGCCCGATTAATATGCAAGTTAGTCAAATGAATTCACCGCAAGATTTTGCCTCTGAAATGGAAATGGTGGCGGGATAATGAAGTACCAGGATTTATTAATAGTAAATGGTGATCTTGTTTTAGATGCAGGCCGTAACCCTGAAGTGATTCAAGACCGCGCGGTTATTGCTCAAGACATTAAACACGCCATTCTTGAAAGCCAATTAGCGGTAATGATGATTGCAGAACGCAGCCAATCTAAAAAAGCCGATATTCGCACTCAAATTGAATTATTGGTGGAAGAAGACGTGCGTTTAGTGCCGGGAACTGTACGCATTGAAGAACCTCGCAACGGTACTTTGTATATTTTTGCCCAAACCACCGATTTTGGTGATGTGTCGTTTTCAGTGATAGAGGCCAATGATGAATAATATTCCTAAGCCTGATTTTACCCAAATGGCAAAAGATGCAGGGGTGCCGTTAGATGAAGCCAGTTGGAAAAAGGCACTAAAAGAAGAAGCTGATAAGCAAGGTTCTATGATTGCCAACGATAGCCGTTTTTCACCATTCTGGCGATTGATAGAACATTTAGTGGTAAAGCCAACGGTATGGTTGGTTACAACATTATTAGTCGGTTATGTGTTGCCAAATATGTTTGTCGCTACTGCCGTTGATCAGTGGTTAGATTTATGGGCATGGCAATACAATTTAAAACGTAAACCTGCTAGCCGCGCTAGTGGTGTAGTGGTGTTTGCCCGCAGTGCCAGTAAAGGACCTGCGATTGTAATCCCTGCCGGAACATGGATCCAAACCGAACCGATTAACGGCACCGTTTACCGCGTCAAAGTCAATGCTGATACCACCTTGGCAGAAAATGACCTCACTGTGATGGTCGATGTAACCGCAGAAGATTGCGGAGCAGCGTTTAACTTAGGTGCAGGTTATTATCATGTATTGAGTAAAGCCATTCCCGGTATCGCATCGGTAAGTAATGAAGCGGATTGGTTAACTGCAGCGGGGGCTGATGCAGAATCTAACGATGATTTACGCTTGCGGATTCGCAACCAATTTACCAGCGTTGCCAAATGGCATATTGATGCGGCTTATCGTGCATTACTTACCGCTCGCGCAGGTATCAATAACGACAATGTTTATTTTGAACACAATGCCCCTCGTGGTGCAGGTACCGCCAATGCCTTTATTTTGTTAGACACTGGCGAACCTTCCCAAGCGATGATTGATGATCTTAACACCTACATTAAAAACCAAGGTCAACATGGTCATGGCGATGATTTGTTAGTGATGGCAATGCCAAACACTGAGATTGAAATAGGTTGTAACTTGTACCCGTTCCCGTCATTAACTGCAGAAGAACGCCAAACATTAATTGAACAAGTGGAATTATTTATTGGTACTGCGTTTCGTGAAAATACCGATTACAACGCCACTCGCACTGAACCAGCGACTCGCTTTAGTTTTTCGCGTTTAGGCCAAGAATTACACCGCCAATTTAGTGGTATTGAATCATTAGAATTTGATAACCGTGATTTTGTTACTGGTATGAATGTGCCCCGCATTAAAACTCTCGTGGTGATTGATGCAACTGCCTAAATTAAAGCTACCGTTTTGGATGGGGCGTGGTGAGCTGGCAAAGCTGGCGTTAGTTTTCCATGGATACTGGCAACGGGTTAAAACGGTATTGGAATTGCCATTAAAGCAATTAGACCCAATGACCGCCCCAATTGGCATTGTTGATTTATTAGCATGGCAACGAGATGTGCAGCGGTTAGCCAAAGAGCCAGAAACCATTTACCGCATTCGTGTGGCTTTTGCTTATCAGTTCGCCAGTGGTGCGGGTTCGGTAGCGGGCTGGCATGACATGTTTGAAAAACTGGGGTTTGCGCACATCACCCTTGATGAACGGTTAAGCCATGTTGATTGGGATGTAATCAGCTTAAAAATCCGTGATGGTGATTTAAGTAGCATTCCGGGTTTATTGGATGAAATGTGTCGCCAGTATGGACGAACTTGTCGACGCTACCAATACACTACTTATTTAGAAATGCCGATTATGGCCAACCCCAATTTATTAGATGGTGATCAGCAGATTGCCGTTGCAACAACAAAACTTGAAGTGATGGTGCTACCAAGCCCACAAACAATGGATATGGATTTTGAATGCGTAGTGGCAACAAGCCGCGCATAGTCAAGGATGAAACAATGAGCAATACAGCAACCGTTATTACTACCAAAGCAGGTGAGGCATTAATTGCCCAAATGCAGGCTGAAAATAAAGTATTGGTGATCGATAAGTTTATTTTCGCCAACGTACCTAATCGCCCTGCGTTCCCAAACCGTGATGATGTTGTGCCGGTTGAACATGTGGTGCATGAATCTGCAGTACATGAGCAAGGCCGCTTAACTGAAAATTCCGTGATTTATTCCACCACACTGGCAAGTAATGTTGGTCCTTTCTCGTTTAACTGGTCGGGTTTATTTTGCTCTGAACACAATGTGCTTGTTGCTATTAACTTTCCGCCGCCAGTAGATAAAACCGTTGATGCACCGGGTATCACGGGTAATACCTTAGTGCGTTCTTTCGTATTGGAATATAAAGGTATTAGCGAAACAACCAATATCACGGTTGATCCATCAAGCTGGCAATATGATGCCCATAAACGCATGTCAAAAATGGATAACGACACCGCGCAAGCAATCATCGACCAAAACGGCAAAGATTGGTTTATTGATGATGGCTTTATTGTTACGCCACAATCAGGTGCTTATAGCATTAAAGCTGGTGCGGGTTATGTTTCAGGCCATCGCATTAGCCTTGATTTTGACCGTATTATTCAGGTACCAGAAAAGCCAGCCTTCATTTATGTCGATGCATTCCGCGAAGGTTCGCCAACGGGTGAATGGCAAACAAAATTTACCTTTGTTGTATCTGCAGAAGAAAAAGACGATTACACCGATGCCCAAGGCGTGAACCACTTTGTGTGCAAGATAGCGCAGGTGTTGGCGGATGGTAGTGTTGCAGATATGCGCAAAAAAGGAAGTAAAGTAACTCGGGATGAATTTTCAAATTTTACTGAAGTTATGCCCAGAGAGTTAATTGGTGGAGGCATATTTCCGATTAGCTATATTGAGAACGCAAGAATAAATGATGAAGTAGAGGTTGAGACTGAATTTTTACGTATTGCAGGAACACTTTATCCAACATCTAAACTAGTTAGTGGTCAGATAACTCAGTTAAATATTGTTGCGAAACCGTATATGGCGACTGTAGGCGGGGAAATTGTTCACCTTCTTGATATTCGTTATTATTCACGAAATAGAGTTTATGTTCGCTCGTTTTGGGTTGAAGGTAAGGGGATGGATGAAACGCTTGGTATTCAAGCTGCATTAGATGTAGGAAAAGGTAAAGAAGTTGCCTTTCATGATGGTACGTTCATTATCAGTATGGCAGCATCTCAACATCCTCATTCGTGTTTGCAAGTTGATATGGGGACAACTGTTACTGGCGTAGGTAAAGAATCGACAATTATTACCCGTCCAGCGAGTGAGCGTGGTGTTAATGGTGTTCTAATCGTTAATAAAGGTTATGACTTGAGAGAGCATGGCGGTAATTATTCAGCCGCTGGTAATATTGTGTTTCGTGATCTTGGTATTACGGATGGAGTCGCGACGCAATCTCGATCATTAGGCGATCTAATTGGCTTTGGTAATGGTGACGGATTATTGGTAGAAAACTGTTGGTTTGGTAACCATGATCAACATGCTGTTGATATTTCTAAATCTCGCAATGTAAAAATCACTAAATGCAAGTCAGCAAATAAAGTAAATTCGAGAGGGGCTGCTACTTATCAGATTGATGCTGGATTAATTTGGGGCATCACGGGAGAAATAACTCCATCATATAACGTGTCAATTTATGAGAATGAAATTCTTGATTCGATGGCGACAAATGTCATTCATTTTCATTCCCAAGAACATGCAAAGAATATTCGCATTTATAATAACGTTTTTGATTTGCCAAGTTTACCTGATGGTTGTAATGCGATTGGTTCTGATGGTGATATTTCGTTTGAAAATGTATCGATTCACCACAACGAAATTAAGCTATACAACATTGGCACTAGAGGTATTAACCTACCAATCAAAGATACGGTGACTTTGTGTGATAATTTGAATATTAGACAAAACACAATAAGTGGTGTGTTTAGAACGGGAATTTATGTTGGTGGTCAACCATCATCTAGAACTGATTTTCAAGGTCCTTTAAAACGTGTGTATGTGAGTGGCAATACGATTAATTCAGACATTCGTGGTGAAATTTTACCAAATAACTGGTATGGCATTCTTGTTGGTGGCTTTAAGTTTATGGAGGTAAATAAAAATAAAGTCATCGTTAATCAAACAGAAAACCAACCAGACGCGTCAGTTATTTTTATCTCGTCTAATGATAATGAGAACTCTGAAGTTTGTGGAAATACACTTCGTGATGAAGGCTTGGGGTATTTGTCTACAACTAATCGTATTCCGATTTTTATGAATGTCGATCGTGCATCAAATAATAACTTGCGCGCTATTACTAACATAAAAGGTAATACTATTTCTGTAAGAGAGGCTAATTATCAAATTCAATTTAAAGATCCCGGTGATTCAGCTATTACTTGGAAAAATCTGTTTGGCATCATATCAGGTAATACATTCGTTTATGATTCGAAAATTTGTGAAATATTCGAGTTGCAGCCGTTATCAGATGGAACTAATAATCAAAGATATATTGATTTAACTGCATTCGGGGCGAGTTCTGACGCACCTTATATTCTCCCTATTTCTTCTGGGCAACGGCTTCAGGACATAAAATTGCCAGGTAGGAAAAAATCAAAAATCAATGATGACCGTGTTGGTGTTATTAATATTGATATTGAGTTTTCGCCATTAAAAGCCGATGGTTTCGTTGAAGATACAGAAAGCGTCCAAACTGTTTATATTTCAGCAACAGAAGCATGCGGTATGATTGTAAAAGATATGCGCTGTGCAAGTGGTAAATTTGATTTGGTAACAGGTAATAAAGGGGTTTCTATGATTATAAATGACTCTGAATTTACTCCTGTCTTGAGAACTAGCGGATGGATACGAATTAGAGCAGGTATATAGTAAATGCTAACCCTAGACGGAACTCAATTACCACTAAAAAACCTGCGCATTAGTGTCCGTCAACAATTGGCCGGAAAGGATATGTCCGGCCAATCGTCAGCGACAGACCAAGCGGAAACAGGGACTAAAGGCAAGGTGCTGGTAATTGCTGGCATCATCCCATTCAACCAATCAACATTACTAACTCAAATATTCAGTATGGCAGATACCCAAGATAACGGTGCTCGCCATGTTTTCCGTATAAGCAACCGTACAGCAGAAACTCTAAAGATTCGCCAAGTTAAATTCCAAGGAACGATTCGAGCAGATGAACAAGCCAATTTAAGACAATGGCAAGTGGCCTTTGAATTAATAGAGCATTTATCAGTGCCGGAACGTAAGGAACAACGCCAACCGGATAAACCTGCAGCACAACAAAAAGTGCAAGGGGAAACCACGCCAGTAACCAGCACCGCACAAAATGATGATGTGCCGCCAGATACTGCAGTGGAGTTAACCGGAGTCATGGGGGTATTAAAACGGATTGATAACCAACTAGCATGAATAAAGACATTAATAGTAAATTCCTTTGCCGCGCCTATTTAGGTGCGGCAAAAGTTAAAACCAAAAGTCATCGTATCGTCTTTAATGAAAACACCCCCGGACGATGTACTATCACCGTTGAAGGTAGCCCCAACGTAAACACTATTGTTGGGGTCGATTTAGGTTGGGGCGATGCCATTAGTCGGGTGTTTTTAGGTTATATCGAACGGGTACAACCTGCCGATAATGGTTGGTCCGTTATCTTCTGTCGTGAATTATCCGCCATCTTGTTCAAGCCATTAAACGTAATGATGCGCCACCCCACGCTAATGCAGCTGCTTGGTGAAGTAACAGATAAAACCGGATTGCAATTTGTGGTACCGAAACGTGCTTACAGTAAAACCGCCATACCGTGTTTTTATTCCGATGGTAACGGCTATCGCATCATGGATGAATTAGCCCAAGCATTTAGCATTGATGATCTATTCTGGCAGCAACAAGGTAACGGCCAAATATACGTAGGTAGTTGGGCCGATTCCTATTGGTCAAATAAACCCATCACCATACCGGCTCAATTAATGACAGGCCAAACCGCCACCAAATCAGTGCAAGTGCCAGCTATCCCCAAGTTAAAGCCCGGTGTGGTAGTCAATGGCCTGCGGTTATCAGCGGTTGAGTTTTCAGATACGGAGGCAAAGCTAACATGGAAAACACAATAAAGCGGATTATCATGCGCTTATTTCCAGAGCTAACAGGTAAATGGCATTTGCCGCGTTGGGGTAAAGTAATAGCGTTACCCGAGCTGCCAAACGAGGGCGATTTATCTGATCGCTTTTATCCTCATTACGCGGTTGATATTGTGTTGCTCGATGAAAAGGGCGTGGAATATAAAGACAAAGCCCCGTTATTAGCAGTGCCATTACCAGTTCCGGGATTAGGCGATCATGCGGGAAGGTTAGAACCGCCCGCGATTGGTGCCATTGTAGAGATAGGTTTTATCTTTGGGCAACCGGATAAACCCTTTATTCGTTGTGTGTTGCCGCTTGGATTTAAACTACCAGGAATAAAAGCCGGCGAAAGCCGTTACCAAAACCGCAAAGGGGTTTACCAGTTAGTAGACCAAGACGGTAACTTTGTTGATGAAACCGATGTGCTTGCCTCGCTGCAGTGCAAAGTGCGTAAGGTGTTAGCTTCTGAATCACAAAGCTATCAAAGCCCTAAGACATGGGTAGGTTCTGAAAAAGAAAATGTGTTGAGTTTACTCAGTGAGCTAATGCAAGTGGTCACGGAGCTATCAAGTACCTTAGCCAGCCATACTCATAACAGCCCAGAGACTGGGGCACCTACAACCCAACCTAATCAAAGTGACGGCATCACAGGACATAGCAAAGCATCAACCAAATTAAAGCAACGCTTGGATCCCATCACTAAATAAACCGCTCTAATAATACCTACTTCAACGCCCACACAAGGGCGTTTTTTTATGTCTGTCGATAAGGTATGGAACAACAATCAACAACTCAACCACGAAGCTCACAGCCACTCACGGAATCTATCACGGTGACGTAAACCCCACGGAAACCGCACTACTCCTCCCCACCTGCGGGCTTTACGATCTAAAAAATTTTACAGTTTTATTTTTCGCAGTTTTGGCCGCGTAGAACTACACAAATTAACGCGCAAGCCCCAGTAATAGCGGGGCTTGGCAGCTTGAGTGATGTGTTTAAAATGCCATTCAGAGCCTTAAATAAAATTTCAATAAATGATCTAAATTACACCTTTTTTCAGTTTAATGATCACGTTTAATGATCTCGGTTGATTGTTAAGTTATTGATAATATTGGGAGGAGTGTGTTTTTCGTGGCGTTTTTTGACAAACTAATGATCACGGTTGTTTTTTAGTAATGGCATAAAGCCAGTATTGTCACTGGATGTAGGGAGATTGGAATAAATGAGGAACTGAAATTTATAGTTTATGTTCTGACTTATTTCTGTATAAACTCCATTAGATTAATAAGGAGTACTAACTTTGGTTATTTCTATTATATATAAGACGTTATGTTTTTTAGAAACGTTCTGTCACATCGTTAATAAACTACTATTAGCCTTGTATTATTAAATATGGCTGCTTTGAGAGAAATTAAAATCTGATGTGGTGTGATATTTCTTTGGATTTTAGATTTGATTAGATGATAACTGAAGGATTAAATATAAATTTGTTATTATTTAATACAAAATTTAAAAAATAGAATAATATGTTATGTATTAGTTTTTTATATTTAACTACTCAACAAATCAGAGAAATTGTCTATTAAAAAACTTGTTATTATACATATACTTACAAGGTATTGATTATGCTTATTAGACCATCGTTTTTTAAACAAGCCTATGGAGTTAGAGATAATTTAGGAAAAAAAGTCACACTAAAATATAGTGATGATTATATCTTTATAAAAAAATTAGATAGGCTTATAAGCCAAGGTATTACTATAAAGATCGTTTTTGACGAAGAGTTAATGGAACAAGACTGCGATCTTGATAAAAGAATTTTTGTCTGTAAAGATGGTGGTAATATACAAGAACAGCTTCTAGATTTAGCTATTAGTGGTATAAAGATAATATATTCAGTAAAATCTGGCCAGATAGTTAAATCAATAAAGCAGATTGCTCAGTTAGATAGAAAGTGTAATTATTCATCTTACTGTGTGTCATTTGATTTTGACGAATCAACAAAACGATATTTCTTACTGTTAAAACCAATAAGTAATGGAATGGAAAGAAAATTTGGCCATCTTTTACTTTGCTAG